TCGTCTACGGCAACCGCTGGCGCGACGCGCGGCCGACCGCCGCCGAGGGCGACGTATCCATCTGGCTACAGCACGCCGAGCGCATGATCCCAGACCCGATCGAGCGCGAGCATGTGCTTAACGTGATGGCCTACAAGCGCCAACACCCCGAGAAGAAGATCAACCACGCCGTCCTGCACGCTGGCCGTCCTGGCAGTGGCAAGGACACGCTCTGGGCGCCGTTCCTGTGGTCGATCGGTGGCAACACGCACGTCAACGTCGCCATCGTCAAAAACGAGGAATTAAATTCGCAGTGGGGCTATGCCCTCGAATCTGAAGTGATCGTGATCAACGAACTGCGACAGGCCGAGGCGCGTGATCGTCGGGCGCTTGAGAATAGTTTGAAGCCCGTGATCGCCGCGCCGCCTGAGCTACTGTCGGTCAACCGTAAGGGCATGCACCCGTACGACGCGCTTAATCGTGTGTTCGTACTGTCGTTCTCAAACGAGCGCGCAGCGATCAGCCTACCGCGCGACGATCGCCGCTGGTTCGTCGTGTGGTCCGAGGCCGAGCGCATGCGCCCCGAGGACGCCGAGCACATTTGGGCGTGGTACAAGTCCGGCGGGTTTGAGTCGGTCGCCGCGTGGCTTGATGCCCGTGACGTGTCGGCCTTCAACCCCGGCGCCGCGCCGCCGATGACTGAGGCTAAGATGATTATGATCGAGTCGGCCATGAGTACGGCCGAGTCGTTCCTAGTCGAAATGATCCGCACGCGGCAGGGTGACTTTGCCAAGGGCGTCATTGCCTCGCCCTTCTATGCCATCTGCGATCGGCTGCAAGGGCTCGCGCCCACGGGCGTGAAGGTCGTACCGCCGGCGCTGATGCACGCGCTACGCGAGGCTGAGTGGGTCGATTGTGGGCGCTTGCACTCGCGCGAGTGGCCGACACGTAAGCATGTGTTCTGTCACCCGCAGTTTGCGAGCCTTACAAAGTCAGAGCTCCGGCACATGGCCGAAGACAAGGCACCTGCATTGTCAGTCGTCAAGTAGCCAGTCAACGAGGATGGCGGCGCCGATAGTCAAGAGTAAGTACGTCACGTTTATTGGCCTTTAGTTGATTGTATCGAGCGGTGGTGGCTTGCAAGGCGGTCGGCGCCTTGTAGCGCCGCCCCTTGCCTTGGCGCACGTCCTTGCGCGCCACGTCGATCCAGCGCCACATGCGCCGAACCCACCACTCAGTGAGTGTTGTCCGCGCCACGGTCTACCCGTTGCAGCGCGCGCCTGGCGATCGCGTGCGCGTCCTCGCACTGATCGCGGCTCATGTTGGCGATCGTATGCAGCGCCGCCTCGTAGTGCAGGAGCTTGTATACGGCCTCGGTGTAGAGTTTGACCACGCGGCCATAGTCATCGCGCGTTAGGTTGTCGGTCATGGTCGCTTCTCCCAATACTTTGGATCGTAAGGGTCATATTCCACTTCGCCCGTTTCGCTGTTCACTAAGACGGCGCCGCTCATAGCGGCGATAAGCTGCGACACCTTCCACTCAAAGGCTGGGCCTTCTAACTCGGGAAACTCTTTAGCAACCACACCCCGAAGCGTGTCCATGATGCCCTTTTCTAGTTCGGCTCTTGTAAGAATACTCACCGCTCCACCTCTCGCACTAGGCGATCAATGAACCAGAGCGCCTTACGGTACTCCTCAGCGCGCGCGGCGTCGTGGTCGCCGTGCTTATGGCCGACGCGTGACAGGTACTTGAGCGCCGACAGGCGCAAGTAGCCCTCGAACTCCTCGGGCGTACTCTTAGCGCGCATGTAGTCGATCGTCTCAATACCGCCGACTTTGTAATGGTCGGGGTTGATCGCGTCGGGCGTACTGTCAGCCTCGGCGTGCGTACTGTCGCTCCCATAGGGCCACGCGTTGAACTCAGCCATTACCGCGTCGAGCTCCTCTTTAGTCAGCCTACATGTGCGCTCCAAGCGGCTCTCGGGCTCTCGGTACATGGTCTCGGCGTCCACGGGCACGTCAGGCGGTCGGCCTACGTCGCGCGCGAACTCTAACCATTCGTCAAATGTCATCTTCATACTGTGCACCTCTACCAGTAGTCACCACCCCAACGCCGACGACTGCACGCCCAATTGGGCGGCGGCACGCGGCGCCACTCGTCACGTCGTGCGGCGTCGAGCCGTCGCAAGACAGCCCTCAGCCACGCGAACCAACGGCTCACGCTACGCCCTCGGGTAGCGCCACGGCCTCGCAGGGATTGCCCTCGGCGATGGACTCGGCTTGCTCTTTCGTGAAGCGTAGCGCGTCCTCGACACGCTCGACCGGCTTAGACGTGCCCGTGTACCCGCCCTCGGCGTCGCGCTCTAGGCTGAGGTATCGACCTTCGTACTCAGGCCCGCCGCCCGTGTAGCGTATGACGTATTGCGGCTCGCGGCTCATCGCAGCACCTCCCACGCGTCGGACTTGCGCTCGGCGAGCTTGAAGTTAGCGATGGGCCACCGTCGCATGATGTTTTCGGTAGGCCATACCAGCACCACCGTGCCGGCGTCGTGCCTCCAGCACCCCTCATTGGTCACGCCGTCGCTGGTGTAGTAAAAGGCGCGCCGCATATCGCCGAGCGTGGCCTTACTGATTCCAATTTGGAATGAGTCGGCCTTAAATCCGCACGGCTCAGTCGTGAGCACCGTGCGGCCTTTGCTGTCACCCTTCACGCCGCCGACGGCGAACGTGTCCGCATGTGCGGCCGTGGTGAGTGTGGCGGCCAGTACGGCCGTGATGATTGCAGTTTTCATAGTCTATTGTCTCCAGTTGGTTGGTTAGTTGTCGTGTCGTCATCGTCAAAAGGATAGGCAGGATCGCGGGGGTCTATCCACCCCCGCCGGCGCTTTGGTTGTTGGCCGATGTCATCCAACGCCGCTTCAATTTCAGCGGCGTGGCGGCGTAGACCTTCATCCATGTAACGCTCGATAGCGTCGCGGTAGCTACTCATGCGGCCACCTCGCCTACATACGGCGCAACGTGGAACTGATCGCGCGTTGGCATGGCGTCGAGGTGTCCGGCGTCTACTGCCCATTGGCACTCGCGCAAGTGTTCGGCCAGTGCGGCCTCAGCCTCGCCGGCGCTCTCGAATACTTCCGGCTCGCCGTCGAGCTCCCAGACGTTTTCGTAATGGTGGCCGCACAGGGTCAGGACTACGTATCGTTGGTTGTTCATGTTAGCGGTACCAGTACGTGCGGCCGTCGATTTCAACGGACGAGTAATCCGTCTGTACATTGCGCGCCGTAGCGCGCCAGTCTATTTCGATATAGTCCGGCAGGTCGCGCGGCACCACGCCGCAATCGGCGAGCATATCTTGCACGTAGTCCACGAAATAGGCGTCGTCGATCAACGCGACCGGATACCAGTCTCCGCGCCATTGTTCATCGCCGCCGTAACCGTTCAATTCGTGAAGGATACGGGTCAGCATGTTCCACTCGGCGATATGTTCACCCTCGCCGATGGTGTCTACTTGCGGTTCCAATTCCTCGACACGGGCGATGATGTCGCGCACGTCGATGATGTCAGCGGCAAGGTCAAGTGTGGTTGCAGTTGTCATGGTCGTGTACTCCAGTTTAGTTAAGTGAGTTAGGCAGCTTCGGCCGCTACCTGGTCGGCAACGTCGGCACTGTAGGCGAGGGCGTCATCGTGCGCCATGCGACAGGCCATGCGCGCCACGTCGGCGCTTAGGTCGTTGCGCATGGGCATGACTAAGGCGAGCACGCCGATGGTGTTATCCGTAACAACGGTCGGGAACTCGCCGCGCATGTGGATACGGATGGCGTGTTGGCCGGCCGCCTTTTTGGACAGGTTACGGGCGATGGAGAGCGCCTCGCATGCGTCGGCGAGGTACTGAGTATTGAGCACAGCCGGTACGTGCTCGCCTACGTCTTCAGCTTTGGGCACCACGCGGCGCCACTCGGGGAATCGGCCGTCTAGCGCCTTGCCCGTGACTGAGCCCGTCGGCGTGCCGATAGCAAGGTGCGACTCGTCTACGGTCACGGTCACGTCTACGGCGCCTAATGACTTGCCGCGTGCGTACTCGCCCGTGAATTGCTTCAACGCGGCGTCGATCGTCTCGTTAGGGATGATGACAGCCGGATAGTTCGACTTGACGCCGCGAGCGTTGGCAACGAACAGGCGATGCCCGTCGGTAGCAACTACCTTACCGGCGGTCGTGTCGAGGTACACGCCTTGCAGGTAGCTGCGCACGTCTTTTTCGGCCGTGTGGGTACGGGCGGCGCGCAAGGTGGCGAGAGAGACAGTGAGGGTATACATGTTAGTGGACTCCAGTTTAGTTGATTGTACGATTAAAGTTTACGATAAGCTGTCAGTCATTCGCAAGGCGAAAGATGACAGCGGCGAGCGCCGTGCCGGTGCCGACTGCCCATACTTGCATGTGGAGCTCGACGGCCACGAACGGCGCCAGAATGAGACAAGGTAAGGCGATCGCGGCGAGGGCGTGGGAGTAGCGAGTCATAGTGAGTGCTCCGATTAGTTCCACAACATGACAGGGTAGAAGCTGCAAAGGATGAACGGTGCGGACATCCAAGCGAGGGCGATAAGTAACTTTTTGGCAGTTTGCATGTCATGTGCTCCAGTTGCGTTGTCGATGGAGCAATTAAAACAGCTTCGCGCCACGTTGTCAAACAATTTCTTACAAATAGCAGAACACGACCATTCTGCGGACAGCGGCAAGGTGTGGGCAATGTGGGTAATGGTGTGGGTAATCAAACGCGGACAAATTGCCCACGCTTAAGTATCTAGAAAAATAGGGGGATTCATACGTTGTGGGTAATGTGGGTAATGGTTTTTATTTAACAGTATAAAAATTATATGTACTGTATAGGCGTACAGTATATAATCTGTAAGAAATAACTGTAGACGCTTAGCGACTTCTGTGGGCAACGTTTTAATTGCCCACATTGCCCACAGATGCCCACGCCCGCATGCCTGTGGGCAATGTGGGCAATTTGTTTTCGATTGCCCACATTGCCCACAGAACCACGCGGCCACGCGGCGCGCATGCGTCTAGGCCGACAGCTTGCGGGCATCGTGGGTCATGGCCGATTGCCCACAACGCCGCGACTGGATGCAAACGGGAATCATTTGCAACTGAGGGGGTGGGCCGGCCCGCGCAATGGCCTGTACCTGTATCGCAGGGGCTACAAAAAATTTTTTATTTTTTTAGCAAACATCCTTTACTAACGCCCCTTGCTAATAAAGGTTTTGCCGTTATCCTTTACTTGCGATGTCTGACGTGATGCGCACGTAGCGACCGGGAGGTAGCTGAAGGGCCATGGCCCACCATCTAAGGCACTCCGCCCCGGCACACAGGTCACACGGTTGTTGTGGATCGCGGCCTCCCGGCAGGACGACCCTGCACATCGCTTGTCTTTTATTTCCGTTCACGCTACGGTTGCGCCATGTTCAAATCGCTCCCGTTTGAGCCCCGCGAGATCAAGGCGACCGAATCGCGGCTTCAAGCAATTTATGACGCGGCGGCGCTCGGGCTTAAAGGTGATAGCCTTGCGCTCGCAGCGGGCATGCTGCCCACCGAATACCGCCGCTTATGTCAAATGGACCCGCTCGCCGAGATGGCCGAGGCCAAAGGCCGTGCCGACGCTGAGGCTGAGGCGGCAGGTCAGTTGCGCGAGGCGGCTCGCAATGGCGATAGCAAGGCTGCGCTCTCGCTCCTACAGCATGTGCACGGCTGGGTGGCGAAGCAGCAAGTCCAGGTCGATGTCACGCAACAGATCAGCGTCATCGCGGCACTGCAAGAGGCGGAGTCTCGCGTCATCAATGGCCGAGTATTGTCGGCTGCTCCGGCTGCACTGACCCACGCCGAGCCAGCGGCCCTCGCGTACACCGAAGCGGAACCTATTAATGCAAACGCCGATCTATAGCGCCGACGACGAGCAGCAGATCATGTCACGGCTCTGGGCGCCGTCCGTCAAGGACGACCCCGAGGCGTTCGTGCTGTTCGCCTTCCCTTGGGGGCAGAAAGGCACCCCACTGGAGCACTTCACGGGCCCGAGGCGGTGGCAGCGCAAGGTGCTGCGGGACATCGCCGCGCACATCGCCAAGAACAAAACGGCGACAAGTTATGAAGTCTTGCGCATGGCCACCGCCTCGGGGCGCGGCATTGGTAAGTCAGCCCTCGTCAGTTGGCTCATCCTGTGGATGCTCTCGACGCGCATCGGCTCGACGACCATCGTGTCGGCTAACAGCGAGGCGCAGCTCCGCTCGGTCACATGGGCCGAGGTGACTAAGTGGCTGGCGCTGCTGATCAACTCGCATTGGTTCGAGGTGTCAGCCACACGCGTGATGCCGGCCAAGTGGCTCGCGGAGATCGTCGAGAGAGACTTGAAGAAAGGCACGCGGTACTGGTCGGTCGAGGGCCGGCTGTGGTCGGAGGAGAACCCCGACGCGTACGCGGGCGTGCACAACCACGACGGTGTGATGGTCATCTTCGACGAGGCATCGGGCATACCGGACAGCATCTGGTCCGTCACGGCGGGCTTCTTTACGGAGAACACACCGCATCGCTTCTGGATGGCCTTTAGCAACCCGCGACGCAACGAGGGGTATTTCTATGAGTGTTTCAACGCGAAAAGAGAGTTCTGGACCACGCAAAGCATCGACGCGCGGCAAGTCGAAGACACCGACAAAGCCGTCTACGAGCAAATCATCGCTGAGTATGGAGCAGATAGTAGCCAGGCAAAGGTTGAGGTCTACGGGGAGTTTCCTTCAGACGGAGACGACCAGTTCATTGCTCCGCGAATTGTGGAGGAGGCTATGGCAAGGCCTCGGTACAAGGACGAGAGCGCGCCACGCGTTGTCGGAGTCGATCCAGCGCGAAGTGGAGCAGACTCGACAGTCATCGTCGTAAGGCAAGGACGCGACGTGATCGCTATCCGGCGCTACCGGGGCGATGACACGATGACAACGGTGGGACGCGTCATCGACGCGATCGAGGAGTTCAACCCGGCGCTCACCGTCATCGACGAGGGCGGACTTGGCTATGGCATACTTGACCGCCTCAAAGAGCAGCGGTATAAGGTGCGTGGGGTAAACTTTGGCTGGAAGGCTAAGAACCCGGTGATGTGGGGCAACAAGCGGGCAGAGATGTGGGGCGACATGCGGGAGTGGCTACGCTCGGCGAGCATCCCAAGCGATCGGCTCCTCAAGTCTGACCTCTGTGGGCCACACGTCAAGCCTAACTCGTCAGGTACGCTGTTTTTGGAAGGGAAGAAGGAGATGAAGGCACGCGGGCAAGCGTCACCAGACGCCGCCGACGCGCTCGCCGTCACCTTCGCCTACCCGCTCGCCAGCCGCGAGGCGCGAGAGAAGCCAAGACGCATCGTCACCGAGCGCGGGTCGGGTGTGACAAGCAGTTGGATGGGAGCCTAATGGCACGCAAATCGGTCAGTCTGTCAGTCGGTCGCGGTGAGAAGCAACCTGTATCTAAAGGTGCGGGCTTGACGGCGAAGGGACGCGCTAAGTATAACCGCGCTACGGGTAGCAACTTGAAGGCTCCGGCACCCAGTCCGAAGACTAAGGCGGACGCAGGGCGTAAGAAGTCTTTTTGCGCGCGAATGAAGGGTGTGGTGGCCAAGGCCAAGGGGCCGGCTGAACGCGCCAAGGCGTCACTCAGACGATGGAAGTGTGGTTAGTATGGCAGCTAAACGCGGGTTATATAGCAACATCCACGCTAAACGCGAGCGTATTAAGGCCGGCAGCGGTGAGAAGATGCGCAAGCCTGGGTCTAAGGGCGCGCCGACCGCTAAGGCGTTCCGGCAGTCGGCCAAAACGGCTAAAAAGAGGTAAGTTGGGTGCCTAACAATCCTTACGATCGCATGGGTATTGGTCCGCGCGCCGTGTTAGGCGATGCGATCATTCAGGCACAGCCCTCACCGCAGCAGACGCAGCGCCCGGCGCGACCGATGCGTATGCCGATACGGCGTCCTGACGTGATCCGTACCACTGTTGACTTTCGGCCCACACCGATGAGGAAACCGTAATGCCACTCGTTAAGTCCGCCAGCAAGGGCGCGTTTCGTAAGAACATTAAGACCGAGATGGCCCGAGGCAAGCCGCAGAAGCAAGCCGTGGCGATCGCCTACTCGGTCAAGCGTAAAGCACAAGGTAAGAAGCGCAAATAATGGCTAAAGACCCCACAGGGCTGCGCGGCGCTGCGCGCGTCGCCAACACGCCGACGAACAAAGGCAAAATGTCGCGCGATCCGGCGGACGTACTGGCTACGGCCCGCTCGCGATTGACTTCCGCCCTCGCGGCGTACTCAGACAGCCGTGAGGACGAGCTAGATGACCTGCGTTTCATGGCAGGTTCGCCGGACAACCAGTGGCAGTGGCCACAAGACGTGTTGGCGCAGCGCGGATCGGTGCAGGGACAGACGCTCAACGCGCGTCCGTGCCTCACGATTAACAAGCTCCCGCAGCATGTGCGGCAGGTCACGAACGATCAGCGACAAAACCGGCCCGCCGGTAAGGTCATCCCCGTTGATGACAAGGCGGACATCGAGGTCGCGGAGATTTTTGACGGAATTGTCCGTCACATTGAGTATATTTCAGATGCGGATGTGGCGTATGACACCGCATGCGACAACCAAGTCACGTATGGCGAAGGGTATTTCCGCATTTTGACGGAATACTGCGACGAAAATACGTTTGACCAAGACCTTCGTATCGGTCGCATCCGAAATAGCTTTAGTGTGTACATGGACCCAACCATCCAAGACCCTTGCGGGGCGGATGCGGAGTGGTGCTTCATCACCGAAGACATCCAAAAGTCGGATTTTGAGCGCATGTACCCCAACGCAGAGCCGATTTCGTCGGTTTTGCAGCGTGGAGTCGGCGATCAGGCGCTTTCGCAGTGGATTAACCAAGATACGGTGCGAATTGCTGAGTATTTCTACAAAGAACACAGCAAAGAGACGTTGAATCTGTACGCCGGCAACCAAACGGCGTTTGAAGGTTCACCGGAAGCGCAAGAGCTTGAGATGCTGGGCCTACAGCCCATCCGCAAGCGCGAGGTAGACGTTAAGCGCGTCAAGTGGCTGAAGACAAACGGCTACGAAATTCTTGAAGAATCCGAATGGCCGGGCAAGTGGATACCTGTGATCCGCGTGATCGGCAACGAGTTCGAAGTAGACGGTCGTATGTACGTGTCGGGCCTTGTGCGTAACGCCAAGGACGCCCAGCGCATGTACAACTACTGGGTATCGCAGGAAGCAGAGATGCTTGCCCTTGCGCCCAAGGCGCCGTTCATTGGTTACGGCGGTCAGTTTGAAGGCTATGAGAACCAGTGGAAGACGGCCAACACGACCAACTGGCCGTACTTAGAAGTTAACCCCGACGTGACAGACGGACAGGGCGCAGTCCTACCGCTGCCACAACGTGCTCCGCCGCCGCTCGCCCAGACGGGCTTGATCCAGGCGAAGATGGGCGCTGCCGACGACATCAAGGCCTCTACGGGCCAGTACGATGCAAGTCTTGGCATCCGCTCCAACGAGCGCACCGGTCGGGCCATTTTGGCGCGTGAACGGCAAGGCGACACAGGCACATACCACTTCGTAGATAACCTAGCTCGGGCCATTCGCTATGGGACGCGCCAACTCGTTGACTTGATCCCGAAGATTTACGACACCCAGCGCATCGCGCGCATTATTGGCATTGACGGCGAAACCAACACGGTTCGCATCGACCCGATGCAAGCCGAACCGGTCCGCCGGATCATGGACGAGACGGGTATTGTGATTGAGAAAATCTACAACCCGTCTGTCGGTAAGTACGACGTGGCGGTCACGACCGGGCCGTCCTACGCGACCAAGCGGCAGGAAGCCATGGACGCCATGGGGCAAATTTTGCAGGCCAACCCGCAGCTTTGGGCGGTGGCCGGCGACCTGTTCGTTAAGAACATGGATTGGCCGGGCGCTCAGGAGATCAGCAAGCGGCTTCAGAAGATGATTGATCCGAAGCTGCTCGCGGACGAGGAAGACCCAGCCCTGCAAGCCGCCAATCAGCAGATGGAAGTGATGGCGCAAGAGATGCAGATGATGCAGGACATGCTCCGCCGCGTGCAGCAGTCGATGGAAGCCCGCGAGGTGCAGATCAAGGAGTTTGAGGCTCAGGTCAAGGCGTACAATGCCGAGACGGATCGAATTAAAGCGGTCGAGAGCGGTCTAACTCAGGAGCAGGTGCAGGACATCATTATGGGCACGCTGGCTGGCATGCTATCAACCGGTGAGCTTGTGGCGCCTAGCGCCCCCCGCGAGATGGGTATGCCGCCTGAAGGGATGCCGCTATGACCTGCGAAGTCTTTATCGGGCACCTGTTCCTTGCGCGCGATGTGACGCACTCTACGCACCTCAACACGCGTAACTTTGCGAAACACAAGGCGTTGCAGAAGTTTTACGAGGGGGTCATCCCGCTCGCAGACAGCTTCGCAGAGGCCTATCAGGGCCGTTACGGCCTGATTGGTCCGATTGCGTTACAAACGGCTAAAAAGACGAACAATGTGCTCGACTTTTTGCAGGACGAACTTAAAACGCTGGAAGACATGCGTTATAAAGTTTGTGATAAGGACGATTCCCCTTTACAAAATTTGATTGATGAGATACTGGCGTTGTATCTTACGACCATTTACAAACTTAAGTTTTTAGCGTGAGGGTAGATCATGGAACTTCTTAACCCGATGGCCGATGCGGTCTACCCAGGACGCACGGTATCTTATACGGCTACGGCAGGCTCGACGGCCACTTGGCAGGCGGGCCCGCAGGGCGTGGTGGTGTGGGCAACGACCCCCTGTTACGTGCTTGTCGGCGAAGGCGTCACTGCGACGACCTCCAGCACGCCGATTCCGGCGTTTACGCCGATTCCGTTCATTGTGCCGCAAGGCACTGGCGCGCCCTGGCGAGTAAGTGCGATTCGCGTGTCGGATGACGGCGCGGTCTACGCAAAACCCATTAACATCCGATGAGTTGGGGTGTCGCACTGCGAAACGGCGTAGCGATTGGCCTTGGTGCCGTCGCCACGCTGTTTTCAGGCACGCGTGATAGCGGAGCCTCGGTCGGTAACTTGCTGACCGAAGCGGGCGACAACTTGGTTCAGGAAGACGGCGGCTTGCTGCTGCTGGAGTGATGAATGGCAATTGTTAAGATTTCAGACCTTCCGCTTGTAGACGGCCCGGTCCAAGGGACGGACCTGTTTGTTGTCGTTCAGGACAACGTGACGAAAAAAGCCTACGCCAGCGAAGTGCAAACTTACGTTGGGTTTGAGGAGTTTCAAACCGCGACCGCAGGGCAGACCGTTTTCAATCTAACGACGATGACCTATGCGGCAGGCGCGAACAATCTTCAGGTATTCGTAGACGGCGTGAACCAGTATGTCGGCACGTCTTACGTTGAAACGGACAACAACACCGTTACGTTTACGCAAGGGCTGCATGTTGGCGCACTAGTCAAGTTTTCAACAGTTCAAACGCAGACTTCGCTTGTTAACAATGCCGGGGCGGTAAGTTACACCCCAGCAGGATCAGGCGCGGTAATTACAAACGTACAAGCAAAACTTCGACAGACAGTTAGTGTGCAAGATTACGGCACTGGGTCTGACGCTATAGCTAATGCTTTTTTGATTTCTGATTCGGTAGACCTTAATACCGACATTACGCTTACGGCAAACGTCACGATTCCATCTAATGGTCGGTTGTTCTCATCGAACAATTCAACAATTACGACCGCCGGCTATCGGATCAATTTAACGAATTCAAATAGTACCCTAGAAGGGGTACAAATGAATTGTATTAGTAATGGCGTTACGGCTTTAACTTGTGTAAACGTTGCCGGGTCATATAACACCGTAAAAAATTGTAAGTTTTATAACAATACAAACGGTGTTTTCTATTCGGTTGCGGTTGGTGGGGCTGAGTTTGCTCAAGTTCTAAACAATGAGTTTACCGACACCCCATCGCAAGCGTTACTGGCCGTTTTTGGGTCGTTTAATTTTTTGGTGTCGGGAAACAAATTTCACGACATTGGGTTGGCGTTTAATTTGATTACACGCACTTCGGGTCGCGGCGTTATTGAAGGAAATTCATTTAAGAACACGCCAAACAATCCACTTTTTATCGATACCGGAAGTCGAGACATAACGGTTAACGCAAACACCATACAAGATTGCGGTGACTCCGGTATTCTTTTAGGCAATGATGCGGCAGGAGACTACCCGCGAGGCATTACGATTACAAGTAACGTGATTACTCGTTGCCCCGACGCGGGGATCGGTGCTGCGGATCGCGGATTTTTTGTCACTGTTGCCAACAACGTCATACGAAACTGTGGGCAAGGATTAACGCGCATTTATGACGCCGGAATTCTTGTTTATGGTGATAGCTGGTCTGTTACCGGAAACACTATCATTAACGATAACGGGTTTAACTACACTTCTTATGGAATTGTGGTTCAACCGCAAGTTCCTGTTTACGCTGGGTCATCTCAACAAACGGCTTATGTCATCACCGGCAACAGCTTTTCAGGCGTTCGCATTGAAAACATTCATATCAAGGCTGCTTCAGGCAACCTGTATGACAGAATTGATATTAAAGAAGGATCAACGTCGGAATACCCTGCCGTCATCAACTTTAACGCTTGGAGCGGGGCGCTTCCAACAGATGTGGCGGGGCTTACGACTTATGTCTCTGCGGGCGTTGGAATTACCAACTCAGAAGAGACAACCAAAGTTATCTCTGGCAGCTCGTTAAAAGTCGTCGCCACTACCAATGAGGGCGGAGTTGACTTAACTTTGAACGCATTAAATCAATTCAAAAACCCGTGTATTTTGGAAGTTACGGGGTATGTTCTTGCAAATTCCGCGTCTGATTCTGGCAAAGTATCTCTAAACACGATTTGTGGCGGGAGCAACCAAATTACGACGGTAGCGTTTGCAAGTAACACGACTTGGAAGCCTGTGACCTTGCGTATGGCGGTACTGTCCACGACGCAAGTTGTTATTCGATTTTACGCAGACGCAGGAAAAACGGTGTACTTCGATCAGTTTGAAGTCAAGGCCGTAAACTATAATTGTTAAACCTTTTTACTAAGGACTTCATTTATGGCTGACAAAAAGATTTCGCAACTTACCGCCGCTACTACACCGTTGGCCGGAACTGAAGTTCTGCCGATCGTGCAAAGCGGCAGCACCGTTAAAGTTTCTGCGGCAGATGTGACTGCTGGTCGAGCCGTTAGCGCATTGTCGCTGACGTTGACGGGATCGCCGCTTGCGGCGACTAGCGGTGGTACGGGCCAAAGTTCGGCATTTACCGCCAACGGCATTCCGTATGCGTCATCAACTAGCGCACTTGCCACCGGCAGTACGCTGACGTTTAACGGGACTACTTTTTCGGCTGGCGCAAGCTCGTTTATCGTAGACACGGCAAACACTCGTATTTTGTTGGGTTTGTCAGGGGCGCTACAGGGTGACACGCTAGAAGTCGCGTCAAAAGGAAACGCCGGCACCATTTCACTTTTTGGCCGCGCGTCAGATAACGGCTCATCAATTGCTTTCCGTAATAATGGGGCAACCACTCAAAAAGCCGCTATCTACGCAAGTGATACCGGGATGCAGCTTGCTACGGGCACCACTAATCGCGTAAGCCTTGGCACTTCCGGTGACGTGACTGTTAACACCGGCAACTTGATTGTCGGCACCGCCGCCAAAGGCATCGACTTCTCCGCTAACACCGGCGCGGCGGGAGAGACCAGCTCGTTGCTGAACTGGTACGAAGAAGGCACTTGGACGCCGACTCAGGGTGCAGGGTTGACCGTCGTTGGCGCGTTTACCTCGGCGGGGACTTATACTCGAATCGGTCGTCAGGTAACTGTTCGCGGCAAAATTGACGGCGCTACATCGGTGGCGTGCGCTCAAGCGGCCGTTATGGTCGGTGGATTGCCGTTTGCTGCTGCCGCTGACACGCCGGGGACGTATTTTAACGGCGATCTGACTGCGGGGGGCCAACTTGACGCTAACTCAACTAACATCAATGCCGTTGGGCCGATAGCGGCAACAACGTCTATCTACTTTACCGCAACGTACTTTGTCTGAAGCATAAACCATGGCACTCACCAAAGTCACATTCTCAATGATTGATGGGGCGTATATTGACGCTGAGAACTACGGCGTTGATATAACTGGAGCTACAGACTCGGCTGCCGCCCTTCAGTCAGCGATGAACGCGTGTACTAACGGGCAGATATTGTATATTCGAGGAAGCATACGCCTTGATAGCCAAGTTGTTGCCCCGGCAACTCTTGGCGGAATAGTTGGTGATGGCATGGGTGTTACGACTATTACGTACACCAAAGAGCAGCCTATCCCGTCCCCGGTTTACGATGGTTCCGAATGTGCCATTGTTATTGAAGGTATTGACGGCGGGCGGTTTGAAGACTTTTCGCTAGTTTATACCGGCACTTACTATGTGCCGGGGCAGTCGTACTTCGGTGTTGTTTCTGGCTTGTTTATCAAGGACTGCAACGACACCAATGTTCGGCGGGTTGAAGCGACCGGATTTAACTGCACGGGCGTGCAATTCATTAGCACCGCACCTAACCTGTCTGAAAGAAACACGATTGAGGATTGTTATTTACACCACAATCGTCAATCCGGCTGTTACGCAGACTATCAAAAAGCCTTTACGATTCGCGGTTGTAACCTTGAGTACAACGGCGACGTATTAGATGGCGGAACCGGGTATGGGTTTTCCGCCAACACTGGCGGAAATAATGAAGACTTGCTGGTAACTGGCAATCACACGTACCGTAATTACCGCAAAGGTATTGATTTTCACGACGGTTTTGGCGTCGTTTGCACGGATAACGTGTGCATCCAAGATCGTTTGCACGGCATTTTTTACGAGAACACATCTACCAAAGTAAGTGACGTCTTGATCGCCAACAACTACGTTGAGTGCGATCCTGACTTTACGCTTGCAGCGCCGTACGATTTTTATCGCGGTATCTCTGTTTATTTGGCGGATAACGTTGCGGCAATGCTGCCTAATGTGACAATCACAAGCAACATCCTAAAAAACATCTATAAAACAGGCTTAACAAACGTTCTGCCGATCTATGTAAACAACCAGACCGGAGATCGGACGCTCGTTAACATTAGTAAAAACACGGTTCGCGGCGGCGCGGCCCTTTTTGGCATTTTTGTAGAGAGCGCAACTAACGCAAGCGAAACGACTGCCAACATTGAAGGCAATTTGGTTTCGATGGGCAATCTGACTTCTTTAGCCATCGGCGTTACGCCATACGACCCAACGTCAGCAGGGACGGCGGGCTATTGCCAAATTATCAATAACAACGTCATCGCTAACTCTTGCAATGGGCCTTTGTTTAGCGTTAAGACCGGCATGAAGTCGGTAAATGTGTCTGACAACACGGCGCTCGTTACCACTTTGGCGAATGAAAGCGTTAAAGTTGAGAACACTGTTAACTCGGTTGTTCAGATTAAGAACAACTCTATTAGCGCCACAAGCGATAGTTCTACGACAAAAATTTCGTATGGCAGTCAGCTTGTAACTCGTGCGCAAAAGAACACTATTGGCGGCGCGGAACAAATTGACGTTTTCCGCATTGCTAACACAAACGGGTCAAACCGACTTTATAGAGGCTATAAAGCTCTTACTGCGTCTACTTTGACCGATTTGATACGATTGGTGCAGGAGTACACGCACGGGTACTACAAAGTTAAGTGGTCTGCTTGGTATAACGACGCGCAACCGGCGACCGCTACGGCTGGCGGAGAATTTGTTTTTGTCGGCGCTTGGTCTGATAACGGGCAAATAACCTCGTCGGCTCTTACGTCGTTAGCCGCTTTGGCTGCTAATAATGGGTCGCCAGCGTTAACTGATATTTCGTTGACATGGGGGCTTGCATCAGCACTTTCGGCTCCTTACTCACGAAAATTGCAGGTGACTGCCAACGTAAATTGCACACTGTATTTTGAAATTGAAGCGGTGATGTCAATGGATAAAACCACAGCATCTCCGTTGCAGTTATTGTAAAACTTGACGTTTTTACGCAACAGACTATATTTAACCCGTACTGGCCCGGTTGACCAGGGATTCATCAGGAATCAAAATGTCTGAAACTGAAGTAGTAGCGGAACAAGTACCCGCGCCGGAACCGGTTGCTACGGCTGCACCGGAGCCCGAAGTTGTTGCCCAAGAGGCAGTACAGCCGGAGGAAAAGCCTGCCAAGACGTTCTCCCAAGAGGAGCTCGACGCACTGGTAGGTAAACGACTTGCACGGGAACGTCGCAAGTGGGAGCGAGAGCAAGCGTTAAAAGCGCCTGAGCCACAAGCCCAGACGCCCGCCGCGCTGCCTGACCGGGACACTGACCCCGACGCCTATGCGGAAGCCCTTGCGGCCCGCAAAGCCGAGGAGTTGCTAGCCCAGCGTGAGGCAGAGCGGCAACAGCGCGAGCTATTGACGGCCTATAAGGAACGTGAAGAAGCGGCCTTTGAGAAGTACGACGACTTTGAGCAAGTCGTGTACAACAAGGCGCTGCCAATTACGAACGTGATGGCCGAAACGATTCAGGCTTCGGAGCTTGGACCCGACGTAGCGTACTACTTAGGTTCCAACCCCCGCGAGGCTGAACGTATTTCCCGCTTGTCTCCATACCTGCAAGCCAAGGAGATCGGCAAGATTGAGGTCAGATTGGCCGACAATCCGCCGGTTAAAAGGACAACCAATGCGCCCCCGCCGATTAAGCCTGTGACGGCTAAAACCGTCGGTGCACCGGCCCGAGACACGACTGACCCACGCTCTGTTAAGGACATGAGCACGTCGGAGTGGATCGAAGCTGAACGCATGAGACAGATTAAGCAGTGGGAAGCGCGACGTAACCGCTAACTTCTTTTTGGAGACATATTGTGGCTAATACACTTCTTACTATTGACATGATCACGAGGAAGGCTCTCGAAATCCTTGAGAACAACCTTGTGATCACCCGCAACGTCAACCGTCAGTACGACGACAGCTTCGCTGTCGAAGGTGCCAAGATCGGTTCGACCCTCCGCATCCGTCTGCCGGATCGCGCTCTTGTGACCGACGGCGCCGCGCTTCAGGTGCAGGACGACAACGAGCAGTTCACCACGCTCACCGTCGCCTCGCAGAAGCACATTGGCGTCAACTTCACCAGCGCCGAAATGGCCCTCCAGTTGGACGACTTCGCCGAGCGCGTGCTTAAGCCGCGTATCAGCCAGTTGGCGTCCAGCATCGACGCCGATGTGGCCAACAGCTTCAAGAAAATCTACCAGTCGGTCGGTACGCCTGGCGTCACCCCCGGCACCTCGCTGGTTCTCTTGCAGGCCCAGCAGAAGCTGAACGAAGCCGCCGCCGGCATGGCCCCGCGCTACGCAACCGTTAACCCGGCTGCCAACGCTGGCCTCGTCGAAGGCATGAAGGGCTTGTTCAACCCGGTGGACTCCATCAGCCGTCAGTTCAAGAACGGCATGATGGGCGAAGGCATCCTCGGCTACGACGAGATCAACATGTCTCAGTCGATCAAGCAGCACACCAACGGCTCGGCCTCGCGTTCGGACACCCCGATCGTCAAGTCCACGCTCGCCAACGGTGCGACCAAGCTGACGCTCGACAACGTGACCGACGGCCTTACCCTTGTTCCGGGCGACGTGTTCACGATCGCTGGCGTGTATGCGGTCAACCCGCAGACCCGTGAGTCCACTGGCGCGTTGCAGCAGTTCGTTGTGCAGAACACCGTCACCTCGGCCTCTACGGAGTTCGTGGATGTGGAGTTCCTGCCGGCGGTCTATGGCCCGACGCACGCCCTCGCCACGGTCAGCAAGCTGCCGGCCGCGAACGATGTCGTGACCTACGTGGGTGCCGCTAGCGGCCAGTACGCTCAGAACCTTGTGTACCACAAGGACGCGATCACGTTTGCCACCGCCGACCTCCTGCTCCCGCAGGGCGTTGACATGGCGTCGCGTCAGGTCCACAACGGCATCTCCATGCGCGTTGTCCGTCAGTACGACATCAACAACGACCGTATGCCCTGCC